TGGATCAATGAATATATTTTCCTGTCTGGGTGCTTATGTCTATACACCAGTAATGGAAAGACGCGGGAGCGAGTGGGGGCAATCCCCTTCTATCTTTGCTTTTGACAGTAAGCTATACCTCTACTCCCAAAAGGAGTAGAGGTATATGCCTTATTGCTCTGTTCCCTAGGGAACCCATTAACAGGAAGGGAAAAGAGTAACCCCTACAATCACGTTAAACCTATTAAAGAGAATAACCCCTAATACGAGAAGGGAGTATTCTTAAAACGGCTGTAATCGCTTTGTAGCCCTTTGTAGCCGGCATTCGCTAATAAGGCGATGTGGAAATAAGAAGCAGGCAAATATAACCCATTAACCTCCTCCCAGGAATGACCCGGAGAGGAGGTATTTAGGTGGTCTATTTAATACTGATAGATGGCGATATTAAAAGTTACTGTTTTATCAGAGCGAGTCCCAGTCAGCAACCAGAGAACCATCATCGGTGATCTTCTGTTGCAGGCTACGACGGAAGGCGGGTTTACCATTGATGTCGTGTTTCAACCCATGTGTTGGATCAAGGTCGTAGATCGCAAACCGTTTGCTCGGCTCACAACCTTCCCCACGCGATTTCCCCACGCATGCTGTGAAGTAGTTCTTGGTTGGGGTTTTGGCCACATGGATGGTTAACTCGACATCAACTTCGTTCGTGATCTTGGTGGAAGTCTCAGTCATGGACTTACCAGCAACTTCACGAGCAAAATAGACTTCAGACTCATCGTCTGTTTCTTTCAGCATCTTCTTGGCTTCTGGGCTAAGTTGATGCGGAGTAACAAAGCAGATACCACGAGCAATCATGAAAGAACGAACACGACGGAAGAGAATCTGCAACTTGTCCGACTTGCTTTCGCCTGGGATCTTGTCGATAGGGACCAGACCCAAGTAGTCGTAACCGTAGAAGATAATCTCGTGGCCTTTCATTTCCAGGTTACGAACGCGATCGAACATGCCTTGCATGCTGTCTTTGTTCGCTTCGATCTGGTTAATGATCAGGAACCAACCGTTTTCCTTGAAGCACTTAACGATGGTCTCAACGATATCCTCAGCAGCATCCACTTGGAAGTCGCCACTGTGGTTGTTCTGAACACTCAATGCGAGTTTGTACATCCGCATGATGATCAGGTCCATGGTGTCTTCAGAGGACTCCATGAGCAGCGTTGGGATCTTCGCCTTGTTACGCAACATCGGAATGTTGTACAAGCCCACAGACGCCAAGATGTGGGCCATGGTCAACGACTTACCGCGGTTAGTCAGGGCGTTGATCAGGTAGAACTTACTGCGACGCAAACCGCCGTCAGGCTCGAGCATTTGATTCAATGCATGCAGACCGAGCTTAAGGATACCTTGCTTACTGTTTTCCTTCTTGGCCATCTCAATGATTTGGAAGAAGGATTCCGGCGTACCGGAAGTGACCGTGTAAACAATCTCCGACGTGCGTTCGTCGTAGGTGTTGTTCACCCGTTCCTGAATCATGTCGATCAGGTTGCCCCAGTCTTCCTTCTTCATCTCCGAGATGTCTTTGAAGTAGAAAGGAGCCAGTGCCTGCTTGAACTTCTTCTGGAACGCTTCAGTCTCGCCGTTCAGACGTACTTCAGTAACGTGCTTGTAGACCAGTTTACGAGTCAGTTCTTCGTCGGCACAATCTTCCAAGCCTGCTTCAATGGTCTTCTTCAGCGAGTCATCATTCTTGCAAAACAGCTCAACACGCTGCATAAGCAATGATTTTATAACAGGCTCATCGTTAGGTTGCTTGAGCAGCCACTGAATTGTCGCCTTTATGCTCTCGCGAACTTCCTTATCCTGGCTGAAAACGTCAGCGTTAGGTTTCGGGAGTTCTTCCAAGGTTTCTATTAATTCGTTGATTAAGTTGTTATCTTTCAGCTTCTTCGCTTGATAAAGTGCCGAAAGGATCTTAACCAACACCAGTAAATCGTTCATTCAAAACTCCCCGGGAGCTAAAGATGATTTTGAATTATCCTAACGGTAATCCGTTTAAATTCTTTTTCCTGACCAGCGGGATGGTAGACACGCTAGTCCGGTCGTCTGTTCCGTTGCAGGACTTGGACAAATTGGCAGTATACCATGGTGTCCTGACTTACGGAGAAATGGCGGATATCCTCAAGTACCAACTGGTTGTTGGGAAAACTATGGGGATCCCTCTGACTGATGCCAAGGTGCAAATGGGCACTGGGTACGATGCCGCCATGCTCGCAGATGCATTCAATTCGTCTAGCAGTGATGCTTTAGCCGGCCAGTTCAAGGCGGCCACTAAGTTCCAATCCCTTGTTATAGGGCAAACTGTTGTTATGGTTGCTGGGGATCATGCCGACAAGTTACTCCCAAGCTTCCACAAGCAAGATGGCAATACTTTCGCAGCCGCCCTGCTGGAAACGATTTATAGTCGCGTGGGTTATTTGGAGTCTCACTCCGGACAAGTCACGCATCCTGCTCTCGGGGAATTCACGCTGGCAGAGGTTTTCAAACTGCTCAGCATTGAAAATCCCTAACACTCTTACATATTTTATGTGCAGCTCAACTTGCGCAAACAAATATATTTGTTTCAAATGTTCAACTCACAGGACTTTAATCCATGGCTAAGAAAATTTTGACGGCAGCGCTGAAGCCGGAGAACAACCTGTTCCACGCTATCCGCGAATCGCTGGTGAACAACAACGCGCTGGCTACCTTCTCGGGTAACGAGAGCTTCGACACTTTCCAATCGCAAATGATGGGGGTTGCTGGCACTGAAGGCGCCACCCTCGGCAAGAGCCTGAAAGTCCTGACTCCCGGCGCGTACGACGCTTTCATGGGCGCCAAAGGCCGTAGCGGCGTTCCAGGCGAAGCGCTGTCCCTGTTCGGCGAGGCCGAAGCTGGCCTGAAGTCTATCCAAGGTCTGGAAGGCTTCTCGATGCAAAACTTCAAAGGCGATCAGGCTGACCTGAAAGCTGCGAACATGACCCTCAACGCCCAGTCTCACCTGCAAACGCCTGCGGCTGAGGCACTTTTCACCACCATCTCCGTCAAGTACGAAGATGAAGGCGCTGAAATGGTCGTACGTGCCGCTGGTCTGGGCACTTATGCCTACGGCAACAGTGCATGGCAGTCGGCTTCCGAGCTGCGTCCGATCTTCGGTCTGCTGCGTTCCGGCGAAATGTTCAAAGACGAAGTGCTGGCTCTGTGGCCAGTGTACCCAGCTGACGCTGGTGACGACACTCGTTCCCTGTTCGCTGATGCCGGCCTGGTTGCTCCAACCAACGCCACCTACTCCGAAGGCGACGCCTACGGCCGTAGCGCTCACAAAACTCAGTTCCTGACTGTTCCGGTTACCGTACCGAACCTTCTGGGTCTGACCCAAGTTCCTGGCCAGCGCCCTTGGACTTCGACCGACGAAATCGAATCGAACTCCATCAGCATCCGCACCATGGCTCTGGGTGGCAAAATCGGCGCCAACGCCGTTACCTTCTTCATCGACACCAAGTCGATGTCGAACAACACCTTCGGCCCAACCGCCAACGGTCAATCGTCCGACGATCGCATGCTCAACATGCACCTGCGCATTCTGCCAGGCTTCTCGGTTGAAGACAAAGACGGCGTGAAAGTCGGCGAAACCATTTTCGCTAGCTTCAAAACCGCTGGCTACGAGCCAATGTTGAACGTCTCGGCTTCTGGTAACTACCAGCGTCAAGGCAACGAACTGCGCCTGAACGCCGGTACTGCCGAAGTTCACGCTCTGCGCGACCTGACCACTGGCAGCCTGATCACCATCGGCAAAGCTGATGACACTCAGAAAGCGCTGATCCGTTCGTTCAGCCTCGGCACCGTTGTGGCGATGAAGCCTACCTTCAACGTTTCCAACACCAGCCGTGGCAACTTCGGCTATCGCATCGAAGTGTTCGATGCCCGCAAGCATCTGTCGGTACAGCGCCGCTCCCCAGTGTCGGTGAAATACCCGATCAGCAAGGACGACGTCAACCAGGCTTCCCTGGACTTCGCAATCCAGCAGATGTCCATCGTGATCAACAACCAGTGCTCGCGTAACGCGTTCGACAAGGCTCAAGATCACCTGAAGTACATCACCTCCATCGACGGTTCCCCAGTCGTGGGCAACAACCAAGGTTCCAACACCTTGGCCGGTCAGCACTTCGTTACTGCGTCCGCAGTTAACCGTGCGATCACTCTGAAGGACGTAGTTTCGTCGATCGACTCCTCGGGTGTCTTCGACGCTGTCTGCGCAGCCATCACCAACGAAATCAGCGACATCACTGCTGCCCTGAACACCAAGTCGGGTCTGGCTGCGATCGCTGAATACGGCGGCACTGACGGCAACATCGAGTGGACCGTTGTTGTTCACCAGAACCTCAGCCGTTTCGTAATGCGCTCCGGCGACGCTCGTACCACTGGTCCGAAGCAAAGCCTGAACGTAGTCGAAACCAACTTCGACTCGCAGATCGGTCAAATCCTGATCGTTCCGAAGAACACCTCCACCAACGACACCATCAACCCTCTGGGCGGTATCGGCGTGAACGTGTCCAAGGAAAACATCCTGGTCCAAGGCAACGTCACTCGTGACCAGCAGGACTTCGGTGTGGTCATGACCCTCCCGATCTACAAGCACTGGGCTCTGAACCCAATCATCGGCTCGCTGACCATCACCGACGCCCATGACTTCCTGGGTGACGAAGGTCTGCTGTCGAAGCTGGCTTCTCAGCGCGTTGTTGTTGACAATATCGGCAACGCCGGTGCTAACGTACCGGACACCGACCCAAACGCCTAAGCCCTACTGACTACGGTCAGTTGACAGTTTAGATGTTGTCTGTCAACGAAGCCGATGCCAAGTTGGGCTGTGGTTGAAGTGAGTTGAAACAGAGTCTGCTCCCTCCCTCACCTCGAAAGGGGTGAGGGAGGGCAGTGGTCTATGTTTGCTTGGTGACTTTTTCCATTGGAATCTTTCAGACCTACATTATTGAGTTAGAACCTAATATTAATGTTTCCCTGGAGGCCTCCAAATGGAAACCGAGATCAGTAGCTTCAAGCTGAATTACCGGATCGTTAATCGATCCAGTCAAGAAATGGTTGTAAGGGCCAAAGGTGGCCTGGGTTACATTATTCGTCGGGCAAAGGAGCCGAGCTATTCGTCCCAACGCCAAGTGCACGTACACATTCCACAAATCGTGATCGCTAACCTGCTCATCGATGAATCCGCCGCACTGACCCTGTTTGACAAACAACTGCTTAAGGGTATCCGTTTAGACCGCGACCGTTTGAAAGACTCCGAAGGTAACTTCGCAGACATGTTCTCTCAGGACATTAACGTAGTGATTGCACTAACCAGCTCACTCGTTGAAAAGAACGACGCGATCCACAGCGAGATCCTCGGCATCACTTTGTATAACGGGATGGAGAATGCTACTCAGCCTTCCATGAACACCCCAACCTTCACCCTGAAAGAGTTGTGCACAACAACCCTGGGTGACCAACCGCTCCCTAAAGGTGGATTACACCACTTCGTTTATGTGAACGACCCACGTCGGGAAAGCAACCCGATGTACACCAACGTCATGGGTAAAGCTGTTGAGGTTCCTGTGGTGTACGACGACAGTAAGCAGCCTGGGCTGTACACTGGAGTCATGTATGGTAATGAATCACCGCAAATACTATATTACACTTTCGAAGGTTTGGATGCAAAAATCCTGGAGTCGTTAGGTTTGTTCTCAACCAAGTCTGCGTGTGAAAACGGTGGTAACACTGAACGCATGCTGACCGCCGAGAACAAGGTTAAAGAATTCTCCAAGGAGGTGGGACGTCTGAAGGATCACTCCAACGGTCTGCAAGACCTCCTGTCCAAGTCTGAGATCGTTAATAGTCGTTTGGCCAAGGACCTCACGCAATCCCGACAAGATCACAAAACAGAAGTCGCTCAGGTTAAGCATGAGCACCGCCTTGAAATGAGCCAGCTGAAACACCACACCAAAGTGTCAGGCGACATCTTTAAGTACGAGAGTCGTATCAAAGACACGGTGAATAAAGCATCCATGGAGCTGGTTAAACAGAAAGGATCGGCCAATAACTGGGGTGAATTCGCGAAGGCCGTTGGAGCAATAGCCGGAGTCGCGTTTACAGGGTATAAACTATTTACTTCGTAGTTTGGAGTTAAGATGCACCCAAGGCTAATAGGACCTATTGAAGCAACAATGCCGAAATTCAATCAGGTAATTGTTGACGGTTTTCATCAAAAGGAATTTGAGAAAGGTCTTCATTATTTCGACCATTCACTTCGATTGATTTTCAAGAGCATTGAAAAGCGCGGGGTATTCTTCCGGGACGTGAAGCGGGTATCGCCTCGGGAATACAACGAGTATCTCATTAAGTCGAGCGCTAAGATCTTCGACATTCACAAGGAGACGCTGTACCCTTGCAAGATCATGTTCGAGTACATGGACAAGGCTGGCAAGATTATCGCGTTGAACCCAGTGTATGTCATGTTGCCGTATTGCGACAAGCATGGCGATCTGTGGTTACGAGGCGTGCATTACAGCTTGCAATTCGTGTTAGCCGAACGTGGACTACCCGTCACTAAGGAAAACTCGCTGTTCGTCAAAGTCTTGGGGTTCAAGTTCAAGATCGGTGTGGAGCACTTTAAGTACGACCAAGTGTTCTCTGAGACCGGTAGCAACATGACGCGAACCGCCGACATCAACTTGGCAGCCAATCGGTTTTATAGCCCGACGGAAGCCAGGAAGATCAAGGACACCAAAACCCCTACGCCTTTACTAGCCTGGTACATCTTTGCGGATATGGGGTTCACCAAAGCCATGCAACAGTATGGCGAGTGTGACTTTGAGATCGGACCTACCGATGCTTTGGTTGCGGAATGCAAACCAGGGGATCGTTGGGAAATTATCACCCGTTCCAGTTCGCCTAACTCGCGTTCTTTGGGTGACTTCGTAGGCCACGACTATGCCGTGGCGGTACGGAACAAGTCCGATAAGCGTAAAGAGCTGAGCTCTATGGCGTTGCAGTATGCCGGGGCGTTGTTGTTTGTCATTGATTGCCTTTCCTCGTACTTTGATATTGACAGCATTGACAACCCGGACTACTGGAAGTTGATCATCGGTCGCTGCTCCGTGAAAGCGGGAGACAGTAACGAGTACATCATGCGTTTAATGTATGAGCACTTTGACTCGATCAACGAGTACCTGGACGAAGACTCGATTAAGAAATTCGCGTCCCAGTCCATCGTGGTGTCGAACATGTTCGATTTGTTTAACTACATCATTGCTAACCGCAGTGAGATCGTTCAGACAACCGATCGTGCCTCCATGCTCTACAAAGAGCTGGCGAGTTTGGAATTCACGTTGGACAAGCTGATCACAGCCGCCAACAGTTTCAAACACGACATCAAGAACAACTCGGAACTCAGCCAGAAGAAAGTGTCCCGGTTCCTTAATAACAATTTTCACATCAAGGAGATTGACAATGCGCGAACGACCAATCTCATTCAGGAACCGACACCGACAGATAATCCGTTCATCGATTATGTGTTGGGATGCATGCCACAGCACAAGGTCTATACCGGGGTAGGCAACAAGAAGAAGCGCGGTGATTTTGATACAACTGACAGCGCGTGCTTCACTCACCCTTCCTTGCCTTTCGTAAACAGTTACCTGCGGGTGACTAACCCGTATCCAGACGGACGAGGGTATCTGACACCATGCCTCCATCTGATCAACGACAAAGTAACCGGACTCGCTCCCGAGTTCAAAGAGTTATATGAGTCGACCAGTAACAGGCTGAAGCGTCGCGAATAAAGAGTAAACTAGCCATGCAACAGAACAATGGTCAAAGCGGTATGATTCGTCCAGGTGGAGGAGTCGGTGTATCAGTCCCAAACTTGCAGGGTCAACTTCCTATTGCTGGTGCTCGCACAGGCATGTTAGGTGCAACCCCCATGCTGGGGCAACCCATGGACCCAATGGCGATGTTTCGTCAGATGGTCGATGGCGGTACCGCTGCGATGGGTGGTGGTATCAAATGGGAATCGTACGGTTCGGGTGGCGTATTCGATCAGGGCATGCAGGAGATTCTAAATTCCTCAGGCCCTGATCAGGACTCGATGCAGTACCACGCTTCCCAGGTGGTGCAGATCAACGTAATCTTCATGCAGCACCTCATCTCGCGGTCGGGTAAGTTTTATGAGGTATACCGACAAACGGTGGAGAGTTTCCGTCGTAATGAGCAAGGTCATCCTTGTCCAGTGCGTGATGCGTTTATCACCATGTTCTCTCGCCACCAGGAATTTAACCGCCCGGTGGCGATTGCAGCAGCTCCGTTGTTCGGCTGGCGCTTGATCAATATCCGTCAGGAGACCGGTCGGGAAGAGCTGAACTCCAACCAGTACCTGAGTGCGGCTGAAGTCGCAATCCGTTCCATCCTCTTTATGGAGATGGTTAACTGGTTGATGAAGACGCCGGAAGGTAACGTCCACGCTCGCCAGTTGCCTAAGGACTTGGCCATCAAAATGCCAAACCTGGAAAACTACAGCGACGTGATCAGCTCGGCGTGTGCGGTGTTCGGGATCAACAACCCGTATGCTGGGATCAAGTGGGAAATCAAAGCCGCTGTTCGGTCTGACTTGACGAACAACCGCTATGAATCGGGTGCCGAGTATCTGTACGGCAACCAAGGTCTGGCGATGCACGGACAGGCCGATTTCGGCGATGCCCGTGATCTGTTCTCCATCGTTCAGAAGAACGCCCGTGATTACCATGGGAACGTTCAGCACAATGACCGTCACGACCCAGTCGAAGCGAGCATTGCCGCAGATCACAACTGGAACAAAATCCGTAACGACCTTAACAACCTTACACCCAAAAACAAAGGAGAGTTCCAGCTCAGCAGATTCTTCTACAACATCGGTAAACCAAATCATTACTTGGTTACCGAGACCGACTGGAAGAATATTAAGCACGCGTTTGTTAAACACCCAGAAATGAAGAAAGAGGAAACCGTCCTAGAGGGCTGCTTCCGGATCGTGATTATCGATCTTGATGCGGACTCGGGATGGTTCAGTCGAATCGTCCGTTGCGAGGGCTACGATATGCCTACCGTTTTGAGTGACCCGCATAAACTCCTACCACGTCTGTCCGATGATGGCGGAGATTTCTTGACCGTTGAAACTTCTGCGGTTGAAGATGTTGCCGGCTTGAAAGGCGACGCAGCACTGACAATCTCTATTGAGACTTGCCAAACGCTGGAGGAGAAAGACAAAATCCCGGTTATCACCCTGAAAGACCAGATCTTGGCTGCCAGCTCGAAAGAGTTGGAATCGACCCTGATCAATGTCAACCAGCGTGTAAGCCAGAACTTCACCAAAGTCAACGCGGTGAGCTTCAACACCAAAGTGTGGGATACGTTTGCGTGCGCGAAACCGGAAGACAAAGTCCGTTTGTTCCAGGACCTGCCATTCCTGTTTAAAGACAGCGAGATGACAACGCGTCCTAACTTCTACACCGCGATGAAAGCAACCCTGGCGTACTTCCGTCAGAACATCATCGACAAAGAACTGATGTCGTTCATTGACAGTCGACTGACAACGGCAATCAATAACTACTTCATTAACTGTGCTGGTTACGACAGTTACCCTCACGAAGCTCACTACCTTTCGGTGGACAGCATTGTGAAGGACTACGAGGAACTGGATGGTATCTTGGAGCGAACCGACTCCGTGATGTTCCGCATCCTGAACTCGAATGATCAAGAACACTACCTGCTCGAAGAACTGAAAATCTTCACGTACGCTCATCCATCCAAACCGGATGCAGCAGAACTGTCGGCTATCGAGCAGATCAAGTACGCGCAGGAATTGATTCTGGAACGCCCACTGTACATCACGTTCATTAACAACCGTGGCGGCCCGATCTACACCGATACAAACCTACCGATTCAATTGAAACGCAGCACCTTCCCGGAATACTTCGATCTGATCGAGAAAGCTTTCGATCCGACCATGGGCGAAGAAGCTTCGTTTGACACCATTGATAAACTGGTGTGTTTCACTACCAGCGACAATCTGTGGCTGTGGAGCTACTCGGCCGTTGACAAGAACATGGCGACTCTTCGTCACGTATCTCGTAAGCAACCGCTGGTACTCCTCGCGCTCGACTAAGTAACGGACATTAACTCAGGGGCCACCAAAGCCCCTGAGTTATGTTTGCTTGACCTTTCTTTTCAACACAACACCCTTTATTTAGAGGCACCCCATATGTCACCACAAGCAGAAGCACTGGATAAAGAACTAAGGCGCATCCACTACGAAGACGGTGTTGCCTACGGTATTCACCAACCTGATCGTCGTTCGTTCCTTGAGCGGACGGGTGAGTTCCTCTGGATGGCGTTTAATATAGTTCTGTTGATGGCGGTTGGCGGCATAGTCACTGTGGCGGTACTCAGCTATTACGACTGGATTTCTTTCCCCCACTTCTACATGTAATAAATTTAACTTATATTCTTTTTCAGGTCTATATAACTAGGGTACATAAGTAACACAAATAACTTTCCTATCCCGTTATACAAGGACTTGATCAATGACTTCTTTCTCTTCCTCTTTTGCTGCTGACGCTGCTTCCGTTAAAGAAGAACTGGGCCTGCGCGACCGCACCGCTATCACTGGTATCCGTAACGAAGGTCTGGCTGTATCTGAAATCGCTGGTGTTGCCGGTGGTATCCTGGGTGGTGTTTGTGCACTGTCTGGCGGTAGCTCTAAAGGTGCAGCACTGGTTGGCGCGGCTATCGGCG